GAAATCGGCATCACTAGGAACTGTGAACAAAGTTGTAAGATCCGTTGTGGTTAAATCTACCTTTGCGTTTGTTACACCTTGAATATATTGAGGAATACTGGTTATAAGCATTAGCGTCTACCATCCTGTCTTATATCCACCCTAGGTGTGCCTAATTTATATTTTGTTCCCAGTGATGTGGAATCAATTCTTAAAGCAAAAGATCTACCTCGTAAACGATAATTTAACTTTTCTGTAAATTGTTCTACTGGAGTTGTTGCAGATCTTTGTGTTGTATTCTCTGTAGTTTGATTGAAATTAGCACCAGGATTATTTCTTGATTTCATGGTAAATGACACATCAGGATTAACACTTGTAGATCCATTAAATGTTATATCAGGTATGACTTGTTTTAAAGATACAAACTTATCACCATCTCCTATGTCAATTGATGCAGATTCAATAAAAGATGTCATAGCAGATCCATCATCATCAAACCCTACTTCATGGTTGTAAAGATACTGATTGCCAGTGGCTTGTGGTAAGTTTCTTATACCTCTATCCAACCATGCTTGTCTTGCTAAAGTGCCATAATACCAAACTTTTTCAATATAATTATATGCAACATATTTATCTATTTCTGTTCCAGCAGATGATGGATAGAACCATAATATTTCACCGAATTCAGAGTTAAGTCCAACATGAACTTTGTCTCGCTCTGCAAAATTAAAATCTAAAAATACTTTATCTTTTACTGTGCATGGTAGTTGTATTGTTTGGCCACCAGAGTAAACGTAGAACGTATCTACTCCCATCCAAAACACTGCATCTTCTACAGCTATAGCAGAAAAAGGACTCATTATGGTTATGTTTTTTGATAGTTCTTGTAGACCAAACGTAAATGGTGGACCTATAAACTTCATAGCGTGTAGTGTTTTGTTAGTGAAGACTAATATCTGTTGTTTTGTTTCAACAGCTTGTACGAAGGTAGATCCACCACCTAACCTCAAATCACCTGCTGTATTTGTAGCAGTCGGAAAGAAATCTACTGGGTTTTCTTGTGAAGAAAAACGTATCAACAATGGATCTTGTACCCCATTCCCTTGTGTAGCAGACGAGTTTGCACCTAATCCATCACAACCAAACACAATAACATGTCGATCTTGGTCTGATACAAGAACTTGTTTAGCAATAGTTGGAACACTTGTTTCTCCAGAATATGTGCCTGTTGCACTAAGTTCTATCGCTCTGTTACCTAAACCATTTGTTTTGTCCCAGTAAAATAATCCACCATCTCTTGGATTTATAATAATATCTTCACCAAAATTATCATGTGACCACAATCTAATCTGTGCTCCAGGAGTCGTGACACTTGCTGCATTACCCCAACCAACAAAGTCATTAGCAGAATCTGCATTACCAGTTGCTAATCTCACAAGAGTGTTGTCTGCGTGTGTAGCTGCATCTGTACCACTTGCACCTCTGGTTGATGGACCTCCACCAGTTCCCAAAGTGTTAGTGCTTATTGTACCAACAGTAATTAGTTCTTCTTCTATTAATATCAAATCACCAGCCGTGATTCCTGTTGCACTGTCCACATCTATTGCAGTTTCACTTGCGTCCAAGGCTTCATTAAGTTGTGTTGCCAAAGCACCAGATGTTGTACCACTCCACTGTCCTGCACCCCAACCAGTTCCACCAACTGTTACATCTAATCCAACATTCAACTGGTATGCACCTACAACGCTAGATCCACCATTACCAGTATCAGATGAATTAGCTGCTACGCTTGATGTGATTGTGTAAGCATTAGAACTTATCAATGATTCTATCTGAAACTCTGCGTTTAATATTGTAGCTGTAATTGTGCCACCTAAACTAGATGCACCAGAGAATGTTACAAAGTCTTTTTCATTTGCACCATGTGCTGGATCTGTAACTGTTATTGTTGTAGATCCGTTTGTCGCAGAAAAAGTTACATCACCTGCACCAGTTGTTTGTCTTATGGGTGTGACATCGTTAAAAATTTGACCCTCTTCTATGTAGTATTTAAGATGTGTGCCAATACCCATGAAGTCAGAGCTATCAAGAGCTACCCAGTTGTGTAGTCTTCTAGCACTGCCTAGATACTGATTGGTACTATATTTTTCCCAACCACCAAACTTTTCTGGAAAACCAAACCTAAACCTTACTTTGTCTCCATCAACAAAACCACCTTCGTTACTATAAGATGTAATGTCAGATACAATACCAGGTTTAAATTTTAAAGCTGTCATAGGCATTATACTGTACCTCCAGTTAATGATCCGCTACCACTTGAAGTTACATTACTGATACCATTAATTGATTTACCAGATGCTCCACCAGAACTTCCACTTGCCCCATTTGTTGGTGCAGTGGCTGGAAAACTCACTGATGAACCGCTTCCATCACCGCCTGCTGATCCAGTTGATCCATCAGCACCAAACGCTCCACCAGCACCTCCAGCACCACCTGATCCTGCATTAGATCCTCCACTTGCTCCAGAAGAACCAGATGCAGCAGATTGATTATAGCCTTGCCCAACACCACCTGCTCCACCAGATCCTCCATTAGATGTTGCTAAACAAGTACCAGAAACAGAGCCACCTAATGAATTATAATAAAAATTTGGTGAATTTGTTCCCTGATGTGCGGTGGAACCAAAAACAGTAAAATATGTGGTTGTCGATGCAGTGATACCTGCTGTACCACTATTAGATACAGTAGTGCCAGAGCTTGATGTACTTGTGCTTACAGAAATTTTTGGTGTTCCATAGCCACTTCCATATAAAGAACTAATAGAAGCTGAAACAGTATATACGCCAGTTGTATCAGTTTGTGCCGAAAAATAAATAGGACCTCTATTGGCACAGTTACCAGAAAGACCTGTTCCTGCACCACCCAAAGAATTTAAATCAAACTGTGATGGATTAATACCTCTACTGAATTGTGCTCCAATACCACCCCACAATCTATCACCAACAACGCCAACGCCATCTAAATTATTTCCAGAGCTACCATATGTAGTAAACCAACCTGGTGAATTATTTTGTGGTGTAGAAGTTCCGCCACCACCTTGATCAACTAAACTAGAAAAAGTGGCATTAGCAGTGAAAACGCCTTTACCACCAGTGCCTCCAGCACCACCACCGCCTCCACCAGCTTTAATTGTACCATTATTAACTAGTGTAACTGCAACACTTCCAGCGACTGTAAAGGCGTTACCACCTGCCGCTCCTGCTGCACCACCAGCACCTTCAATGCTTCCGTTATTTGTAACAGTTATAGAACCAACACCATTACTTTCTATTGTCAAAGCAGCGTTAGATGTACTAGTTGATCCAACTGTTTGAGATGAATCTATGACAATTTGTTTTGGATAGTCTACTTCAAAGTCATCTCCAAAGACACTATCTGCACTTTGATTTGTGGCAGTTGATGAGTATGTTTTTTTAAAAGCTCTTTCTTTACCATAAAAATCATTAAATGAAATTGTTCCAGAAGTAGGCACACCAGCCGACATGTTTGTAGATGAGTTATTACCAGCATTAGCACGAACCAATGAACCACCAAGATAGAACTCACTCAATCCTCGACTTGGTAAGTTCGTTCCAGGATTGTACTGTTCTTCAATATCTTGAAGTGATATGGCTCCAGATGCTTGTAATGCTGCCATTATAAACTTGTTCCAAACGCTGTTATATTATTTGCTGATGTTACTGCACCATTAGATCCTAACTTAAATACTGTTGTGCCATTATATTTAAATAATAATTCATTATCACCAGTATCTAATGATATTGCCCATTTACTAGAACCAAATAAAATTGCGTTACCGTTGGTGTCCAAGTCTCCTCCAAGCTGGGGACTCGTATCCCCTACTAAATCTGTTGGAACTGCTGCTACATTTGCATTTGCACCAGTGCCGTCAGCAAATATTATACCAGAGGTGTTTGTGGCTAAAGCTACCGTGGTTCCTGATCCACCGCCTTGTTTTACTGTGGCTGTTTGGTTGGTTGAGTTTTTTATAAAAAACCATTTTTGTTGATCGTTAGGATCTATAGTTAAATCAAATGCACCAGATGGAGAACCAGATAAAACTAAAACTTTATAGTGTCCTTCTGATAAAGTACCATCGCTTGTCGTTAATGTTTTATTGCCAGTGATTGTTAAGGTTATAACACCATTTAGTGTTCTATCTACTATATCAAGATTGTTATTGGTGGTATTACCCCAAGTACCTGCTTGTTCACCAGCACCTATTTTTTCTATGCCAGTATTTGATGTGTATGTACTTGCCATTTTTTACCTCACTGTATTATTTCTGTCCAAGTTTCTGTACCACTCGGTGTTATCTCTGTCCAAGTTTCTGTACCACTTGGCGTAATTTCTGTATACGTCTCTGTTGTTGCATCTGTTGTTACTGCTACATACAGTATATCTCCAGATGTTGTTTTTGTAAAATTCAAATCTTTTGTTACAACACCTGATGCTATCTTAATACCATCAGCAGTTTGTGTAAACGCTGTACTTAAAGTTGCGTCTGTAAAGTTAACAACTTTTATGTCCTCTGCTGTAATAAGAAAAACAGAACTAAGATCTATAACACCACTTACTTTTGTACTAACTTCAGTTTGTTGACTGAAAGCTGAACTCATAGACGCAACACCAACAAGTGTTCCCACACCTACAGAACTTGCAGATGAGATACCACTCATCTCTGCTACGGCTACTTGTAATACGCCACCTACATCAGCAAGAGCAGTTTCTGCTATGGCAGCGTGACCCAACATTAATCAGCATCCTCTATCTTGTTGCCTGCAGCTACCCATTCTTGGATTGCTTGGTAATCTATATTTTCTAGGTTGATAGGCACAGATAAGACTCTATTACTGTTAACAATGGTAACTTGATAACTACACAACTCATTTGTCATTGGGTTTATGTTTTTCTTTACTGTATTAATATTCATTATTCATTCCTATAACTCTGCTGTTAATGCAATTTTAGCACTTCCATGGACAGACCTAAAAAAACCTGCATGACCTGCTGTACCACTTATTTCAGTTTGATTGTAAAACTCTATACCCCCTTTTTGGGAAATACTTAATGTTACTGAATTAAAGCCATCACCATCACCATTTCTATAAAAATAATAATAATTTGTGCCAGTAACTGCATCAAGAGTTGGTCCAGTTCTCATTTCTGTTGGTAAAATTATTGAACCATAAACATTTGTAGCATTATACATTGCACCCATGCCAAACGTACTTGGATTCGTTATTGAACCATCTGCTATAACAGTGTAGTATCTCTGACACAAAGCTAGTTCTTCCCCAAATGACCTATGCTCAAATGGTGTGGCTTGTTCGCCTACTTCTAGTTGTACTCCTGTTATAAATATATTATTATCAGTGCTATTTACAGCATTAGCTTGACCAACAGCAGCATTAGCTGCAGTAAAACTTTCCCAAGAGGTAGCTAAAGACCCACTACTAAAATTTGACCCTGCTGCAAACCACCAACGAATTAAAGCAGATTTAGCATTGTCATCATCAAAAGCTCCTGTAGTGTCACCATCAAAAGTTATTATTTTCTTTTCCCATGTGTTTGCACTTGAAACTGTATATGATTTAGAAATTTGTCTATTATTATCATTATCATATATTTGAACAATATATGTACCTGTGATTGTGCTTTTTATAAAAAAAGATACTGTTACTTTTTCTGCACTTGATGTACCTTTTTTAAGTTGTTGTAAATCTTGTCCTTCAAGATTATAAATAAGTGACGCAAAATCACTAGCAGCCAAACTGCTATCAGCAGTAGTTACATCTAATTTCATTGAATTAGCAAAACCCTCACCTGATGGTGTGTCGCTATCTTGACTCATAGTGAAAACAGTATCACCACTCTCACTAACTTGGAATCTATCAGGACCACCATAAGTGCTATCAGTAGCACTAGTTACAGTACCTCTCTGTGCCACCTGCATTGCACCATTAATAATAATATTCCTTCGCCCACCAATCTGACTATTGGTTAGGACTTCACCCATCTTTGCTAATTCTGCTGCTTTGGTCATGCTAGGTCTCCATCCACACTTGCTGTTGCTGTATTGCAATCAATGTTATTATTCTGTTCATCCTCACCAACAAATGTAAAACCTGTTGTTAGCACATTAGTAGAAAAACGTATTATAGCAAAATCACCACCTGTTTCATCTTTTGCCATTGAACCTGCAGCATAGTTTGCATTATTCATATTACTTGTATAAACAACAGAAGTTACCCCCACTCCATCATCACTTAAACTTGAAAAATTGTAGCTATCTCTAAAAGCTATTGTGCCTTCTTGATTAATATTAAACCACGCCTTTGCACTACCATTGTGCAATACACTCGTAGCAATACTATTATTACTACTTGCATCTGTTAATGTGTTTACTCTTAATATACTAGCCATTATGCTAAATCTCCATGTAGTGTTGCACATATATAACCACAATCACCATCATTTGTTGTGTTATACTCTAACACATCTATCCTTGTTTTTGTTGTAGTAGGTGTTGCACTACTAGATTGACCATCTGCACCATACGCATGAAGACCAGCATCAACAGCACCATCAAAATCAGCTATTGCTGTTTTTGAGAAATGTACACTACCAAAGGCTGATGAAAACGTTAATTCTGTCTGACCTACTCCACTGTCTGTGCGTGAACTTAAATTAAAGCTATCATTAATTGTCTGTGCTGCACCACTCAACTTGCACCAAACTTTTGCTAATCCTTGTTGCAGATTAGTTGTTGTACTATTGCCTTCACCTGTAACATCAATAGAACCTGCTGTGGTTACACCTGTAAATTTATCTACTTTAAGTTCACTAGCCATTATGCGAGGTCTCCTACTTCTGACGTATTTGTTCTTGCATCTTGTAAAGCAAAATTACTATGATAAGAAAGTGACCTTACTGAAGTAGTGGTTTGACTTCCTATGGAAGCATTGTTCATACCATAGTTATCATCAGAACAGTGATGAGTGTATTCTGCACTCGCAAAGGGATTAGTAAAATTTGGGTTTGCTGTGCCTGTGGCTTCATCTGTAACACTTGAGATGTTAAGGCTATCGCCTAGTGAAGCTGTTGCCATATTCCAATCAGCCACCCATGCTTTACACAACCCTTGTACAGTATTCTGTGTGACTGCACCACCATCAGACACATAGGTTGAGGTATTAGCCATCTTAACATTTGACCCACCACTACCTGCTTTATCTACAATGGTATCTACATTTAATTGACTAGTCATACAATACTCCAGTAGCCATTAACAGTAACTGTTGCTGACTGCGTTATAGGACCTGCACTTACACCATTCTCATCACTGTCTATTGTAATATCTGCACTTATTGTCTGTCCGTTTAATCTAATAATACTATTGTTACCCTTGAAAGGATACCTCGTATCTGCCTCTGTTTTTGTATAAGAGTTTGCTACAGAAAAAGTATCATATACGACCATTTCTACTATGTCGTTTAAACTCGCTGCTTGAACTAATACAACTGTTGTGCCAGTTGTTGCCGTGTAGTCATCGCCAGGCACTAACAAAATACCATTTTGATATACATCCATATACAAGGTATCGTTGTAACTTAGTGATAGTGAGTTGGCATCTGATCCACTGAAAGAAGTTTGTCCAGCCGTGGCTTGATATTGAAACCTACTTCTTACACCAAAATTTTCTGAACGACCTATATATGGCATATTTTAACCTTTCGGATATTTATCTTTTACTTCTTTAATTGCTTTTTGAAAAGCATCACCACCTTGACCTGCATGGTATATCATATCTAATTGATCCCCTATGGATGGATAGGCTTCTGCTCTATCTCTTTGATATTCTTTTGCATCGTTTTCTGTTTGTAATTCTTTTTGTTTTGCAAGGATGTCTGCTTCATCTATGGGTATAGTTCCTTCAAGCCAAGTAATTTTTTTTATATCATCATCAAGTATATTAACTACTGCCTTTGGATTAATTGCTTGTATTGCATTAACAATAGGTATTTTAATTTTTCTGTTACTCATGCTGAAATCTCTTGAATTGTTAGCCTTGTTGGAGATATATAAAGAGTATCACCACCATTCCAATTTCTTCCTATTGATAAATTTACACTATCATGTGTTCTATAAGCTAATTTAATAGTTGGATTTGTTGAAGATGGTGTAAATAATAATGAGCCTGAAATATGTGCGGAATCATATTGAATATAAGCAGTTCCAGCCCATGACGCACCAAGAGGTGCGTTACCAGCGACACCATAAGTATCAGGATTACTAGGACTATCAGATTTGTTAGTGCTACCATCAAATATTGTGACATAGTTCAATCTTGCCCATGAACCATCATAAGGTTGACCTATTATACAATGAAAAGTAGCAAGAACTTTACTACTAGATTGTAAAGCAGTATCAAATTGTGCAGAAAAAAAACCAGTATCAGTAAAAGTATTGCTTGTTGTAGTAGCTGTACTTTCAGTAACAAAAGTTTTTGTTTGCAATGTTAAGCCTGCTGGCATATTTGAAGAGGCAAACTGATTAGTTACTGTGCCTATACCTGCTCCTGTTACTTTAGTTAATGCCATTCGTTACTCCTATGCGTATGGACTATCGCCTAATACACTTGTATCCCAAGCTGCTTTTAACTTAGCAATAGTGTCTGCATCTGTAATTGCTTTTGCAGCAGGTGCATCTCTTAATGCTTTTTTCTTTGTA